GCGTTCATGCGTATTCCCCTTCGGCAGCCTGCGAGAGTGCTTTCGTGACCAGATCCATCGCCTCAGTCATGAGATGGTGGATCCCTTCGAGGGCGAACATTTCTTCGCCGCCGCACTCGTTGTCGCACATGCGGTATTGAATGACAGCAGCAGCTCGCCACATCTCCGAGTGCGCTTCGTCGGCCTTTTGAAGAACGCCGTTCTCAGTGGCAAAGCCGATCAGTTGGTGCGCAATTTCGATCAGTGATTCAGCGGCGTAGTTGATGTCCTCGGTGTAGGTGTCGAGGCATGCACTGAGCAAGTACTTGGCGGAAGCCCACTTACATTCCGCTTGGAGCAGAGATGCCATCGTGGCATCGAAAGCGGCCTCGTTCTCGATTGGCGCACTGGCCGCGTCGGGTGTAGAGGGCTGGGGCTTGGTGAGAGCGGTTACCGCCTTGGTGACTGCTGTTGCGGCCTTACGTGAGGGCGTGCTAACATTCATTTTGTGTTCCGGTCTTCTTTGCTAGGGGTCGATTCACATGAGGGGGCCACCGTTGGCGCGGTGTGCCCCTTCGCCTTTTCTGCCTTCGCTTTCCCGTTGGCGCGGGACTGCTGAAGGCGCGAAACCAATTCATTGTTGAAAGAGCGCAGGTTCTGATCGGCCTGTTGGCGCAGGTGATCAGCGAGCTCACGGGGGAGCCGGAGCGTCAGCCTGAGATGAGAAGCTTGGTCTTGTGACATATAAATGGTGTCATTCATGGATTGTTTAGTGACACGAAAACCGTGTCAAGCGATTTCAGGTGAAGTGACACTGTTTTGGTGTAAATTCTTCGCATGGACGACGAAGACCGATACGCCCGCATAACGTTGCGCATCCCGAAGAAGCTGCATGCCCAGCTTTCGGTATCGGCTGATCGCAAGTCGATGAGCTTGAATGCTGAGATCGTTAACCGCTTGGAGGCGACCTTCGCTAAGAGCGCGGATCCGAGCGAGCTTGCGGAGCAAATGGCCGGGCTGTCCAAGCAATTGACTGATGCTGCGCCGGGCCGCATTGACGAAATTCACCGCCTTCAGGGTCATATCGAGATGCTCCTGTCCCGGCGCGATTCGCTGTACAACAGGCTGCTGCTTCTCGATGGACAGCGTCTGACTTCTGCAACCTACCGGCGACTTCTGAAAGAGCGGGATCCGGAGGTAGAGAAGTCGGATGAGTACAAAAATGAGACGAACCGCTATCGCGATATGACCGCCGCCATGATGGCTACGCGCGACCAGCTTACTCATGCAGACGAAGAAATTGCTTCCAAGCGAGCGCAGCTCAAAGTCCTGACCGGCGACGAGACGCCAGACCCTGAGCCCGCCCCGGAACAATTTGACTACCTCGACATTCACCCTGCGATCCCTCGCTCGGAGAGAAGAAGCGCGAAGAAGCAGCGCCCAGCATGAGCGGCGCGCCGACATCCCCGGCTTTATGCCCATCTCCACATGGCCCGCAGCGCGAGCGCCAGCATGTACACAGGGATGACAGCGGTATTGATGGCGAGGTGCTTCACTTCGCACACTCCGGCGCGGCCTGGTCGAGCGCGCGCACCAGTTGCTCCACAAGCTGCGTTGAGCCTTTTTGCAGCGGATGCACGTCATCCGACATATCGGCCGGATCGATGGCCACAGAGCGCCAGTCCGCGAACGTGGCGCCGTACTCCACGGCCAATGCCTTGGCAATGGCGTTGTAGGCGTCCGCGTTCACCAGTGGCACGCGCTGTGGCGGTAGACCCGTGATGACAACCACCTTGCCGAGCGCCTTGGTGCGGTCGAGCAGCAGGCGCATCGCCGACTCGTAGGGGTAAGAGTTGCCGGCGTCATTCACGCCGAACTCGATCACGACGATGCGCGAGGCAATCGATTCGTTCACGAAGACTGGGGCTCGAGCGTGGGCGCTGTTGCCGATTACAGACTTGTCCGTGACCAAGTAGGCGGGGCGCATGCGCTTGATGCCTGCGGCAGGCACCTCGGCGATGGTGGTGAACAGCGACAGCCCGCCGCTTGCGATGGAATCGCCCTCGAGCTGCAGTGTGCAATCAACCGTTGGCGCGGCTGGTGCTGCTGGAGCTGAAGGGGTGCCGACGATGGGCAGTGCGACACCGCCAGAACTGCCGCCGCCACCGCCGCCGCAGCCTGCACAGAGGGAGGCCGCGGCCGAGAGAATGGCCGCGCGGGCCAGGTAAGTTTTCATGTTCGCTCCGTCTTGCTAGGGACGGGGCGATTAAAGCATTCTTGATTTTAGATCGTCAAGTATTCTTTAAAATAAATAAAACATACTTGATCTAACAGCCTCGCAAGGCAAACAAAAGCCCGCACGCGGCGGGCTCGGGCGGTCGCTTGGTCTTCTAATCTGGGCGCCATTTGCTCGGCGAAACCACCGCGCCGACCGGCTGCATGCCATCCAGCTCCGAGAGTTCGAAGCTCAGGCGTTCCCCCCCATTCACTGACATCACCTCTATTGCGTTGCCACGGCGGAAGAGAAGCTCCTTAACCATCTTCCGGCCGTCGAGCAGCTTCAGCAGCACGTATTCGCCCTCCCTGGGGGTGCCGTTTGGTTCGATGAGTACATACCAGTTGTCGCGGATCGCGGGAAACATGCTCTGCCCCTTCACGCGGAGGCAGTAGGCGTTCGGGTCTTCGGTCGCGATCTCGATATGGCCATCGCCTGCGCCTGGCATCTCTGAGAATTCGTCAAAGAAGCCATCCTCGCCCATCTTGGCTGTACCAACGACTGGAACCCTACGCGCCTTCCGGGGATGGCCCGCAAACTCAGGTTGAGGGTCGCCGTCCACCATCTGGCCTTTCCCAGTAGCAAGCCACAGGGCTGAGACGCCCAGGGTTTCGGCCGCCTTGAAATTGTTCTCGGCCGTCATCGCCCTCGTGCCGCCCTTGATGACACCAAACACGGCTTGCGCCGATATGCCCATCGCGTTCGCGAGTGCAGTTCGGCTGATGCCGGCGTGCCGCATCGCGGCTTCTAGACGTTCTCCGTAGCTCATGGATCAAGAGTACTTGATCTGAAATAAGGCATGCTTGTTCATAGAAGCAAAGCATGCTTTAATCTCGATCATGATCTCCGACAACATCATCAAGCGGCTGGGTGGCACAAATGAGGTTGCGCGGCTGTGCGAGTGCACGCCGCAAGCCGTCTCCCAGTGGATCGGGATTGATCCCGAGAAGCAGGAGCAGCGAACGATCCCCAAGTCACGGGTGTTGTTCTTGAAGGCAATCCGACCGGATGCTTTCGAAGAGCCCGCTTCGGCAGACGCAGGTGGCTGAAGTGCCCATTCATCGCGCGCCTCTGCGCAGCATCGTGCGGGTCTTTGGCGTCACGTCCACAGCGTGCGCCACGAAGCGCACCTCTACATCTCCGTCGAGCCAGCGCAAATCTAGCCTTGTAGTGCGGAGCGTGATGCGTGCCGGCCCGCCTGGGGTAGGGCTCGCGTTCGTCGTGATGCAGCTGCGCGAACTGGAATGGATCAAGTCCGGGTCATGCGCTGGGGCTCGTCTGGAGCTGGTCGGGTAAGTCATGTCTGCAGTCTCGCCAACCCCAATCGAAAGAGCCAGAAAAGGCATGCAGCTCGCTTTGCGCGCGCTGCAAGAGCCTGGGAAGGCCGGCGCTCTCGCCGTTTCCATGGGGCTGAGTGACTCCACCGTGAGCCGCATCAAAACCGAACGCCTCGAAGAGGTCCTCCTGTTCCTGGCGCATCTCGGCATCAAGGCGGTGCCGTCCGAATACCAATGCGTAGACCCGAAGACCTTCGCGGCCTTCGAGGTGCTTTACGCCAAGGCGATGAGCCAGACCACCCCCGCAAAACTGATCTTCGAGGACGCCGACTGATGCGCCGCGCACTCCTGTGGTTCGTCCACTTCATCTATTGGCTGCGGGTGCACCGCGGCAACTTCAGCAATGCCCGCTGGGCCACCGACCACGAAATGGGCGCTTGGAACAAATGACGACCTACGAACAACACCCGCTCTCGGCCGCATTCCCGGCGATGAGCGATGCCGAATTCACCGCGCTCGTGGACAGCATCACGGACATTGGCGTTCAGAACCCGGTGACGCTCTTCGAGGGCATGGTGCTGGACGGCTGGAACCGCTATCGGGCGACCGTCGAAGCGGGCGTTGAATGCCCGGCCGTGGACTTCGAGGGTGATGACCCAGTGCGGTTCGTCCGCGCACAGAACAAGCATCGTCGTCACCTCACTGCCGGGGCTTGGGCATTGATCGAGGTGGCGCTCTGTGCCTGGAAGCCACCGCATCGCCCCGATAAGGGTGAACTGAGTTCACCCTTACAGACATCAAACGAGCAGATGGCCGCGAATGTCGGCGTCACGGTCCGCACGATTCAGCACGCCAAGGTTGTGGAGGCATCTGGTGCCCCGGCAGTCAAGGCGGCTGTCAAAGCAGGGGCGGTGTCGGTAAAGACTGCGGCTGGTATCGCCAAGTTGCCGAAGGCTGACCAGCTCGCGGCGCTCAACGCGCCTCGAGCAGCAAAAGCCGCACTGAGCCCGAGCGAGGGCGAGAAATCGGAGGCCCGCGTTGCAGAACTCGAGCAGTACGCCGTGGAACTTGGTCAGCAGCTCGCCGACGCGCGCGAAGCTCAGGCCGAGCTGGAGGCGGACCATGCAAGTCTCTGCAAGGTGGTCGATGCGAACGATCAACTTGCCGCAGCGCTCGCCGAGGCGAAGAAGTACCGCGACCTGGCGGCGGGGCTGCAGCAGCGCATCAACAGCATGATGACCGAGATCGCCGAGTTGAAGCGCTCGGTGAAGCACTGGCAGAAGAAGGCGGGTCAAACCGCATGACCGAATTGTTCGACAACGGGGAAGCGCATGGTTTCCCTCCACCGCGCATCTTCCAGCGAGACGGCCTTATCGGCATTCGCGAAGGCATCGAGGCCGGCCACAAGAACCAGATGCTCATGGCGCCGACCGGCGCGGGCAAAACTTACTTGGGCCTCCGGATCGCACACAAGGCGCTCAAGCAGGGCAAGCGCGCAACCTTCCTGTGCGACCGCATCACGCTGATCGACCAGACCTGCAAGCGAGCGTTCGAGTACGGCCTGGGCGATCACGGCGTGATCCAAGGCGATCACTTCCGGCAGGACTGGAGCAAGCCGTTCCAGATCGCCAGCGTGCAGACCATCGAATCTCGCGGTTGGCCGAAAACCGATGTGCTGATCGTGGACGAAGCGCACACGCAGCGCGACACCTGGGTGGAGTACGCGCTGAAGAGCGAGGCGCGCGTTATCGGCCTGAGCGCCACGCCCTTTTCGCGGGGGCTCGGGAAGGTCTTCACCAACCTGGTGAGCCCGACGACCATGCACGCGCTCACTGAAAGCGGCGTGCTTGTGCCCATGCGCGTGCTCTCGTGCCGCCGCCCCGACATGGCCGGCGCGAAGACAAACAGCTTCGGCGAGTGGCAGCCGGCCGAAGCGTCGGAGCGCGGCATGGAGATCATCGGCGACGTGGTGGCCGAATGGCTGCGCCACGCTGAGAACCGGAAAACCATCGTCTTCGGCGCCACCATCGTGCACTGCGAAGAGCTGTGCCGCCAGTTCAACGAAGCGGGCATCTTCGCCGCCACCTTCACCAAAGACACCGACAAGCGCGAGCGCGATCAACTGATCGCTGAATTCGAGAAGCCGGATTCATCCATCCGCGTTCTGATCTCGGTCGAAGCCCTGGCCAAAGGATTCGACGTGCAGGACGTGGGCTGTGTGGTGGATTGCCGGCCGCTTCGCAAGTCGCTGTCAACGGCTATTCAGATGTGGGGCCGCGGCCTGCGCTCGTCACCGGAAACCGGCAAGGAAGACTGCCTGCTGCTGGATCACAGCGGCAACATCACGCGGTTTGCCGAAGACTTCACGCGCATCTTCTTCAATGGACTGGATTCGCTCGATATGGGCGAAGCGCTCGACAAGCAGATCCGGCAGGACGGCAAGGACGAACGCGAGCGCACCGGGTGCCCGAAGTGCCAATACAAGCCATTCCGCCAGCGCTGCATGTCCTGCGGTTTCGAGATCGCGCCGCAGTCGCTGGTCGCGCACGAAGCCGGCGAGATGCAAGAGATCTTCCTCGGCAAGGTGCCGTTTCCTGGCACGAAGCAAGACCTCTGGAACCAGCTTTGCACCTTCGCCAAGCGGACCGACTGGGTGAAGTCGAAAGACGGCTACCCATACATGCAGTTCAAGGAAATCACGGGCAGCCCGCCGCCTTCGACCTGGCGCGCTGATGCGGCGCCCGTGGTGGACGTGTCGGATGCGCTCTCCAAGCGGCTCAAGGGCAAGCGGCAGAGCCACCACATTGCAGCCGCGGCGCAGCGCCGGAAGGAGGCCGCGACCGTATGAGCAACGAAGGAAAAACATGGGGGTGGTTCGCAGCCGATGGCTCTCCGATTCCTGGCACGGGTTCGGAGCGCTACAGCTGCCCGGTGGGGCGGTGGGTTTCCACGGGGCGCGAACACCCCATGACCGGCGAGATGTTCAAGTTTGACGATGAGCCCGAGCACGTTTTTGTGTCGGAGTGCCGCATGCGAACTGCCGGCGTGAAGCTGGAAACCTGCGACTGCGGCAAGAGGTTTGTCTACCCATGAGCTTCCTAGACTTCGCCCGCGCCCATGGCGTCGAGATCAAGCCCGAGAAGTTCTTTCCTTCGGACAAGATCCGCCGCTGCGGGACCACCGAAAAGCCGCGCAGCACGAACGGCGCATATCTCTGGGATGGGCAGCGCGGCTGGGTGTATCGCTGGGATGCGGAGGGCCGCGTGCATTGGTACAACGACCCGAACGCAAAGCCCTGGACCGAAGAGGAAAAGCGCGCATGGCGTGCGAAACGTCAGGCAGCGCGCGAGGCGACCGAACAGGGCTACCGCGTGGCCGCGAAGAAGGCCGCAGAGTTGCTGCGCACCACGGTGCCCGGCACACACGATTACCTGTTTCGCAAGGGGCTTGCCGCGGCGCAAGGCCTGGTGCTGCCCGATGGTGGCTTGCTGGTGCCCATGCGCGACCTGGCAACAAACGAACTGCGCGGTGTGCAGATCATCCGTTGGATCGACACCGAAGAAGAGCCCGGCGTGAACCGTTGGCGCAAGAAGATGACCTATGGCATGCAGGCCCGCGGCGCGGTGCTGCGCCTGGGCGCGAAGACGGCCATGGAGACGATCTTCTGCGAAGGCTATGCAACGGGCCTGTCCATCGAGATGGCCGTGCGCTCGATGCGCCTGAACGCCGCCGTGATGGTGTGCTTCAGCGATCACAACATGGTCTTTGCCGCCTCTTATGTCACCAAGGGCAGGCGCTATGTGTTCGCCGACAACGACAAGAGCGGGGCAGGGGAGCGCGCGGCGCAGGAAACCGGCCTGCCGTACTGCATGAGCCCGGTACTCGGCGAGGACGCTAACGACATGCACAAGCGCGCCGGCCTGATGCCCTTGTGCGCCTTGCTGATGAAGGTTCGACAGCAGGAGGCCGCAATGTCGTAGGCCGATCTCAACCAAGCACCTTGCCGGTCGGACTACCTATAACGGCAGCAGCAAGGGAAGAGCGGGGAACTGTGAGGAAGTTCTGAAACACCCCGGCAGGCGGCGAAGGCAGCACCTGTGAACGACAAGGCTACCGGGTCATGTAACGCGACGGGTCAGAAGTCGATGCATGTGAAGGCCAGCCCTAGGAGGCTAGGTCTGTCCGCTCGGGGTCAGCGTCTATTAGTACCCCTATCTCTTCAATCCCCTTGATGTCTGTTTAGTTAAAGGAAAGTCTCATGTACGAAGTGACTCTCAAAAGCCCGTGGCTTGCCGATCACCCCGGCGTTGATCTTTCGAAGGCCTGGGTTCTGCTCTGGTGCAAGACCAGCGGAATGATCCACCTCGAAACCGTGGGCGACATGGTGAAGGCGCACATGCGTGCATTCCGCGACGACAAGCCGCTGCGCTTCATTCCGCTGCTCGTTGGTGATCGCGCGCTGATCGATGAGGCCGTAGCGGCCATGCAGCCCACCCTGGCCGCGCGCTACAACGCGAAGAACGCGCACGAGCTGGGCTTTATCCCCTACGAGGCGCTTCCGTGAAGGGCGATGCGTGATGCCGTGGGGTGTTGTCGTCGCCGCTGTTGGTGTGGGGCTCGCGCGCGGGTCTAGCAGCGCTGCACCGGCCGCCGAGCCTCCGCGCACCGATTGCAATGGCTGCGGCGCTCCGCTGCGGCCTCACGTCATGGTCTGCGATCACTGCCAGCGGTCGCGGCGCCGTGCCTACGCACTGGATGCGCGCCCGGGCGGCATCGTCCACATGCCTCCGTCGCCCGCTCCCGCGCCGTTGTTCGACTTCACGCCGACACCCAGCTACAGCCCGCCACCAGCACCAGCCTATGAACCGCCCGCGCCGGCACCCGATTTCAGTTCGGGCGGTGGTGGTGACTTCAGTGGCGGCGGTGCCAGCGGTGAATTTTGAAATCAGAACGCAAGGAGGGATGCCATGAGCCAAAACGCAACCAGTGACGCCAAGGCCAAAGCCATGCTCGCCGCTGCGAGGGCACGCAGCGGCGAGCAGCAGAACGTGCTGGACATGGCCGCGGCAATCGCTGCCGCTGCAGCCATGCGCGCGCATGAGGACGACATAGCCGCGACTCGAGCGCGAAAGGTGGAACGCGCGCAAGAGAAGCGCGGCGCCCCTATCGACTTTCACGCGGTATCGCCCGAGCACGTCGAGATCGATGGGCGGCTGCGCAACTGGGGCATCTGGTGCAACAGCAAGATGGCTTTGTCATCGTCGCCCATGTTCCGCCTGGCAGCGCCTACCCTAAATACCCGCCGCGAGAGCCACGCCCGTGGCGGCAACACCCTGGACCGCTCGGACGCCGTCCGCATGGCGCAGGCTGTGACGGCGCTACCCGAGAAGCACGCAGCTTCGCTGAACTGGTGCTATGTCAAACCCGTAGGCCCCCGCAAGGCGTGCGAGAGCATCGGGACTACCATGGAGGGGCTCGCGCGGCTGCTCAACGAGGCTCGGCAAATGCTCGTCAACCGGGGAACCTGATGATCAACGACACACACCGCCATGACCTGCCTCCGCCAACGGCGAAAGAGCTATTGGTCGTGGAGCACGTCCTGTACCGCTGTTTGCACCGCGACACAGCGCGCTCCAAAAATCGAGATCGGATGCATCTTTCAACATGCATGGATTGCGCGGAATACCAGATCCTCGGATTTGACTACGACGTGGAGGGTCTGACGGATGCCGACATCGCGTTGATTTGGCTGCGTGAACTGCCTAGGCCGGCGACTCACCTTTTTGTTGCCGAGACTGCGCTCGCCGAAGTTCGGCGTTGTGGCTGGGAAGATCAATTCCTGCAGTCGGCAAGTGTCGTGACGTGCAAGCTGACGAAAGGGGAGAGGGTGGTGCGATCAGAGCCGATGCCGACTCGCGCTCAGGCGATAGTTGAAGCCATTGCAAAGATCGCGGTGAACTACAAGAATTGACGCGCAGCTGGGTTAGGGAACGTCTGAACAAGTCCACCGATCATGTCGCTGCGCGTTGATTGACGCAAAGGAACTTGCGCGATGAGCCAACTGAGTTTTTCGGACGCGGAGTACGCCGGCAAGAGGAAGAAGACGCGGCGCGAGGTCTTCCTCGAAGAGATGGAGCAGGTGGTTCCGTGGAAGGCGCTGCTGAAGATCATCGAGCCGCACTACCCGGTGGCCGGGCGCGGACGCAGGCCGTACCCGCTGGAGGCGATGCTGCGGGTGCACCTGATGCAGAACTGGTTTGCGCTGTCGGACCCGGCGATGGAGGAAGCACTTTATGAGATCGCGTCGCTGCGCAACTTCGCGGGCCTGAAGCTCAGTGAGCCGATTCCCGACGAGACGACGATCCTGAACTTCCGGCACATGCTGGAGGAGTCCGATCTGGCCGAGGACATCTTCAAGCAGGTCAACGCGCACCTGTCGCGCAAGGGGTTGCTGCTCAAGCGCGGCAGCATCGTCGATGCGACCATCATCGCGGCGCCCAGCTCGACGAAGAACGCCGAGGGCGAGCGCGATCCGGAGATGCATCAGACGAAGAAGGGCAACCAGTGGCACTTCGGCATGAAGGCGCACATCGGCGTGGACGCCGACAGCGGCCTGGTGCACACGGTCACAACGACGCCGGCCAATGAAGCGGACGTGGAGCAAGTTGCCGATCTGCTGCACGGTAAGGAGACTCAGGTGTGGGCCGACTCGGGCTATCGCGGCGCGCAAGGCCGCGTCGAGCGTGACGTGAAGTGGCACATCGCCGCGCGGCCCAGCGACATCGCCAAACTGCCCGAGGGCAAAGCCAAGGCGCGAGTACAGCAGTGCGAACACGCAAAGGCCAGCATGCGCGCGAAGGTCGAGCATCCCTTCCGAGTGATCAAGCGCCAGTTCGGGCTGGTGAAGGTGCGCTTCCGTGGGCTGCAGAAGAACACCGCGCATCTGCTGACGCTATTCGCGCTGTCGAATCTGTGGATGGCGCGAAGGCAATTGATGGGAGTCGTGCGTCCGAAGCTGGCGTGAGGGCCATGAACGACGCCGAAATCTCATTCAAGGTCGATTCGAGCATGCATTTGTTCAACCCTTGTAGCTCGCACGCGCTCAGATCGCGCTCGTTCGCCAGTTGTTCAGACCTTCCTTAGCTTTTACAATCGCACTAACGATCGAGCGCTGGCACAAGGATCGCCCATCCAAGTACGGAGGCGACAGTGTCGGTAAAGCTCAAGCAGAGCCCTCCGCAATGGAGGGCTTTTTCGTTTCTAGCGCGTCGGAGTAAGACCGGACGCCTGGCAAGATTCACAACCCGCGCCTTTACAGTCCCCACATTCGATCCAATCTTTTTCGCCGAGAAGGCTGCCAAAGACACCTGTGCACCGATTCCGGCCATCTGGGCGTCCGCTGCACTGATTGTTGATACCGGGATAGTGGTAGAGGTAGAGGCCGCATTTCACGCAGGCGCCGATGGGTTGTCTTTTGGCCATATCGTTCAGTTTGGTGTTAAAGCCTCAGCATAGAGTTGGCTTAAAGAGTCATGTACCCCCTCTGCTTGCACCATCCTTTAGGATGCCCTCCGTCACAGGGTGCTAGAGTCCGCGCATGAACCGATTCAACGATCTACTCGGCGCGGCGAAGGTGGGCGATTCTTTTAGGTTGCAGGCCAAAGACATCGGCATGAGCGACAGGGAATTCGATGAATATGTCGCCTCTCTGTTGTATACCGAACAGCAGGGCTTCCAAGTCTCGCATCCTCACCGAGACGACGCCGGGATTTTCGACGCTGTAGTCATCACTCGTATCGCATAGCCCGCCGTCTTCGCTTTCCATCCAAATCGCCACCCTGGTTTGCACCTCGGTGGTTTTTTTGTTTCCGCGGTGTAGCTCAGCCTGGTAGAGCAGCGGGTTCATACCCCGCGTGTCAGCCATTCGAATCGGCTCATCGCAACCAAACACCAACCCCGGGACCGGCGCCAGCCTTGCGCGTGCGAGCGGCGGGTAAACCGCTCGGTTTTTTCACCATTCGCACTCAGTGGGCGCAGGGCGCGAGTGCTGACCGCAGTTGCCCAGCGCTTCGGCGTCAGTCGGATGGGCCACAGCTTCGGACACGCCGTGAGGCACCCGGAGGGAGGACATGCAATGTCTAAAGTAGACGGATCTAGAAGCGCTCCGGCGAAGAAGCGTGCAAAGACGGGCGGCAGAGCCCCTGGCACGCCCAACAAGGCGACGCAAGAGTTCCGCGACACCATCACCAAGGTGCTCGACGCGAATGCTGACAACGTGGGCAGATGGCTCACGCTCGTGGCTGAGGGGCGACCGGCAAACACCGAACAGGGGCTCGCAGCCGAACCGGGCGATCCCGCAAAGGCCCTCGACCTTCTGACCAAGCTTGCCGAATATGCCGCGCCGAAGCTCGCGCGCACCGAACACACCGGCAAGAACGGCGGCCCACTCGAAACCGTGACGCGCATCGAACTGGTGGCAGGTAGTGGCGACAGCGAAGATTAGTCTCCCGCCTAAGCTGGTTCCGGTCTTCACCGGCGAAGCTGACGTGCGAGGCGCTTACGGCGGGCGAGGCTCTGCTAAGACCCGCTCGTTCGCCAAGATGACCGCGGTTCGCGCGTACATGTGGGCGATGGCCGGCCGTGAAGGCGTGATCCTTTGCGGTCGCCAGTTCATGAACAGCCTGGACGATTCCTCGATGGAGGAAATCAAGGCCGCGATTCGCTCCGAGCCCTGGCTTGATGCGTTCTTCGAGATCGGCGAGAAGTACATCCGCACCAAGTGCGGCCGGATCGCCTACAAGTTCATCGGCCTGGACCGGAACATCGATAGCGTCAAATCGAAGGCGCGTGTCCTCCTGTGCTGGGTCGATGAGGCCGAGCCGGTTCTAGAAGAAGCCTGGGCAAAGTTGATCCCCACGCTCCGAGAGGAAGACAGTGAACTCTGGGTGACGTGGAACCCGGAGCGCAACGGCAGCCCGACGCACAAGCGATTCCGGCTGACCAAGGACCCGCGTACCAAGGTTGTGGAAATGAACTGGCGGGACAACCCCTGGTTCCCCAAGGTGCTGGATCGTGTCCGCATCAAGGATCAGAACGAGCGGCCCGACAGCTACGCCCACATTTGGGAGGGCGGCTTCAAAACCATGATCGAGGGCGCTTACTACGCCGCTTCGATCACCAAGGCAAAAGCGGAAGGCCGCATTTCCCGCGTGGCTGCCGACCCTCTTATGACCATTCGCATCTTCTGCGACATCGGCGGCACTGGCGCGAAGGCCGACGCATTCACGATGTGGGCCGCTCAGTTCATCGCCAAGGAAATCCGGGTGCTGAACTACTACGAGACGCAAGGGCAGCCGCTGGCCGCGCATCTGACCTGGCTGCGCGAGTGTGGCTACACGAAGGACAAGGCGCAGATCTGGCTGCCGCACGATGGCTCGACGCACGACAAAGTGTTTGACGTGTCCTACGAGAGCGCATTGCAGGACGCGGGCTACACGGTCACCGTGGTGCCGAACCAAGGCAAGGGCGCAGCAGCCGCGCGCATCGAAGCGGGCCGGCGCCTGTTCCCGTCGATGTGGATCAACGAAGAAACGACCGAGGCCGGGATTGCCGCCCTCGGTTGGTATCACGAGAAGCGCGACGAACACCGCAATGTCGGACTCGGCCCGGAACACGACTGGGCCAGTCACGGCGCAGATGCATTCGGCCTGATGTGCGTGGCCTACGAAGAGCCGGTTGTGTACCAGCCGTTCAAGTACCCCGCGCTGAACAACGCCTGAAGGAGACGCCATGAGCAAACCACTCTATTACCCGAAAGGATGGCGCGCAGGCCCTCAACGCATGACGGGGAAGTTCTATCACGATGAGCGCCACGCCACCTATGTGGAGCGCAATGCGCGCGCGCTCGGGCCGGAGCTGATCGTCAACGGCAGCTTCAGCGATAGCAGCGGCTGGACGCTCAGTGCGGCATGGGCCATCACAGGCGGTCAGCTTGTCGCGACCTCGGCGGCTGCAGACTCGGCGGCCTTTCCCACCGCTGGCGTGCTGACGGCGGGCAAGTCCTACGAGATCAGCATTACTTGCACGTCGCTGACCGCGGGCGGATGGAAGCTGCTGCTCGAAGGCGGCCTCAACGTCTACGGCGACATCACCACTGCCGGGACCTTCGTCGCACGTGTGCCGGCGAGCACCAGCGGCGCGATCTACATCTGGGCCAATTCGCCCCTGACGGCGACCTTCGACAACGTCTCTGTTCGAGAAATCTTCGAATGAGCGCCATCTGACATGACCACTACCACCAAGCGGATGACCGACGCCGACCTGAAGGCGCTTGTCGATGCCGAGGTGAGCCAAGCGCTCGGCCTCGACAGCAGCAAGCTCTCGGAACAACGGCGCAAGGCCATGGCGTACTACTACGCAGAGCCCGAAGGCGACCTCGCGCCCCCGGAGATCGTCGGCCGTTCGAAGGTCGTATCGCCGGACGTGCGCAACACCGTGGAATCGATGCTCCCGCAGCTCGTGGCCAAGTTCGTTGGCGGCGACAAGGTGGTGGAGTTCGAGCCCACGAAGCCGAACGACGAAAAGAAAGCCGATTCGGCGACCAAGTACCTGAACCACCTGTTCTTCAAGAAGAACAACGGCCACACCATTACGGTGGCCTGGGCGAAAGACGGCCTGCTTCAGAAGCGCGGCATTCTGAAATGCTGGTGGGATATGCGCAACGAAGAGAAGCGCGAAGAGTACGTTGGCATGACGAAAATCGAGCTTGCCAAGCTCATGGAAGATCCGGAAGTCGAGATCATCGACCACAAGGAATATCCCGACGAAGAAGACGCCAAGCAGCGCGCGCAGGCAGTCGAAGGACTCCAGCAGCAGCTGCTGC